CGGATCCTATAATGTCATCTTTCTTGACGAGTTCGCGTTCATCCCGAATCACATTGCTGATGACTTCTTTGCCTCTGTTTATCCTACTATTTCTTCTGGACAGAGCACAAAGGTAATTATTGTTTCTACCCCTAGGGGTATGAATCATTTTTACAGAATGTGGCATGATTCACAGCGCGGTAAAAATGAGTATGTACCTACAGATGTTCATTGGAGTGAAGTTCCTGGGAGAGATGCTGAGTGGAAAGAACAAACAATAGCAAATACTTCAGAGCAACAATTCAAAGTTGAGTTTGAGTGTGAGTTTTTAGGATCTGTTGATACTCTCATCAATCCAGCAAAACTTAGAAATTTAGTATATGAGGATCCGATTCAAAGAAATAAGGGATTGGATATTTATTCTCACCCTAAAGAAGACCACTCATATATGATCACTGTTGATGTTGCACGTGGAGTTGGTGGAGATTACTCTGCTTTTGTAGTTTTTGATATTACATCTTTTCCGTACAATATTGTTGCAAAGTATAGAAATAATGAAATAAAACCAATGTTATTTCCAAGTGTTATAGAACCTGTAGCAAAGGCATATAACAATTCTTGGATATTGGTAGAAATTAATGATATTGGAGATCAAATAGCAAATATTTTACACTACGACTTAGAATATGAAAATATTCTAATGTGTTCCCAAAGAGGTAGATCTGGTCAAATAGTGGGTACTGGATTTAGTGGTAAAAAGTCATATCTAGGAATTAGAATGACTGCAGCTGTAAAAAAATTGGGATGTTCAAATTTAAGAACTTTAATTGAAGATGATAAATTGATGACATGTGATTATGATATCATCAGTGAGATGACTACGTTTATTCATAAAAGTAATACTTTTATGGCTGAAGAAGGATGTAATGATGATTTAATGATGTGTTTGGTTATTTTTGCATGGTTAGTTGCTCAACCATATTTTAAAGAAATGACTGATGATGATATTCGTAAAAGAATATATGAAGAGCAAGAAGAGCAAATAGAAGCTGATATGGCACCGTTTGGATTTATACAGGATGGTATTAATGATATGACTACATTTACAGATAAAGATGGTGATACTTGGTATGCTGATGAATATGGCGATAGAAGTTATATGTGGGATTATTACTAATGAATCTTGACGAAGATAATTTTGTAGATCAAATTAATTTGGAACACTTATTGTTTCATGAAAGAACTTGTAGAGTTTGTGGTAAAAGAAAAAATCTATTGGATGATTTTTACTTATCTTATAAGGATAGAAAATCTTTACCATCTTCGTATTCATATGAATGTAAAGAATGTACAATTCAAAGAATAAGAAAAAATAGAGCTAGGAACAAAAAAGCAAAAGAACTGTATGATAAAAAATATGAAAAATATATGATGCAAGACTATCCAGACTGGTGATAGTGTTCGCGTAGTGTTTCCCCATCAGAACTACCCATTTTAATAAATAATTTTAGAATATTTCTGATAGGAGTCAAGAAGATGCCGTTAAATTTAGCATCTCCTGGAGTTGTTTTAAAGGAAGTTGATGTAACCATTGGTAGAGTAGATCCAACTTCAGATGCCGTAGCAGCCATTGTTTCACCTTTTGAAAAAGGTCCAGTTGAAGAAGGTTTTGTTATTGATAATGAGCAGGAGTTGCTGTCTAATTACGGTCAACCAAGACAGGTAGATGGTCACTACGAGTCATGGTTTACAGGATCATCATATATGGCATATGGTGGAAGATTGATGGTCATTAGATCAGATGGTACCAGCTTATCAAACGCAACAGTTGGAGTTGGAACATCCGCAAAAATTAATAGTGAGCAAGATTATATCAATAAAGGATATAATGAAACTGCAATGTCACAAATTGCATCTGCCAGAAACCCAGGATCATGGGCAAATGGTTTGAATGTTGCCATCATTGATGGACGTGCTGATCAAATCCTTAGTGGTATTGCTACAGCTAGTGTAGAAGTTGGTTTTGGTATAACAATGAGCCTTAGTGGCGTTGTTGCAGTTGGTTCTGGAACTACATCTGAACTTGATGGTGTATTGAGGGGTGTTGTTACTGGAGTTGGTTCCAGCACATTAGATGTTAAAGTATTGGATTACACTGCTGCAGGTGGAACTGCTGTAGTTACCGATTATGAACCACGTGGTGTATATAGATTCAAAGATTCGGGAGATGTTACTGTATTCAACAACTCGAATGTAGTAGCAGCATCACCATCATTCACAGCACAAAGTGATTGGTTTGATGCACAAAAGGTTACTTTAGGAAATACCACAATTTCTTGGAATACATTAGCACCTAGACCAGGAACATCTAGATTTGCTGCTGATCGTGGAGCAAGATTTGATGAAGTTCACGTTGTAGTAATCGACGGAACTGGATCAATTACTGGAAACAGAAATACTATTTTAGAGAAGCACGTTTCTCTTTCCAAGGCATCCGATGCCATTTACGCTGCAGGTAGTTCTTCTTACTGGAATAAGTATATTTCAGAAAATTCTGAATATATCTTCACTGGTGCAGAACCACGTGGTGTAGCAGCAATGAGTGGTGGTGCATCCGCAGGATGGGTTGGTTTAACATCTACTACTGATATTGGACTTGCCGCAAATAACGCTGTTGATACAGGAACTGCTTGGAATGCACCTGTAGTTGATGGAAAAGCCTACAGAATGCTTGGAAACACAACATTCAAATTAGGTGATGGTTTAAACTATGACGGTAAATATGATTTAGGAACCACTGGTGCACTTAAAGCGGAATTATCTGGTTTAGTTGCTGGTTATGATCTATTAACCAATACTGAACTCTATGATGTAGATTTCTTACTCATGGGTTCTGCAGCACATACAAAAGAAGAAGGACAAGCACTTGCTTCAAAGTTAATTTCAGTTGCTGAACAAAGACAGGATGCTGTTGCATTTATTAGTCCAAATAAGGGTTCTATTCTGAAAAACTCTGGTAGTAAGGAATATACTCCTTTAAGTTCAACTTCAATGACTGATAATGTAGTTTCTTTCTACTCTTCAGTTCCATCATCGTCTTATGCCATTTTTGATAGTGGATATAAGTACATGTATGATAGATTTGCAAAGACCTTTAGATATGTACCTTTAAATGGTGATATTGCGGGAATTTGTGCAAGAAATGATGTAACAAATGCTTCATGGGTCTCTCCTGCAGGAACTTCTAGAGGTGCAGTATTAAATGCAGTTAAACTTGCATATAATCCATCTAAGACTGAAAGAGATCGCCTTTATTCTGCAAGAATTAACCCTGTAATTTTCTCACCAGGATCTGGAATTATTCTGTTTGGTGATAAAACAGGACTTGCTAAAGCATCTGCATTTGATCGTATTAATGTTCGTAGATTGTTCATCTATGTTGAAGATGCAATTAGAGCAGCTGCTGATGATCAGTTATTTGAATTCAATGATGACATAACAAGATCTAACTTCGTAAACATTGTTGATCCTTTCCTCAGAAACATTCAGGCACAAAGAGGTATTCAGGATTATAGAGTTGTTTGTGACAGAACGAACAACACTGCCGCAATTATCGATAACAACGAATTTGTTGCAGACATCTACATTAAACCATCTCGTTCTATTAACTTTATTGGATTAACATTCGTTGCAACAAGAAGTGGCATTGAGTTTAATGAAGTTGTTGGTAATGTTTGATTTCACTTTATTAACCTATTCAAAATAATTAAAACGAGGAAAGATTAATGGCATTAAAGACGTTAGACAATTTTAAGGCAGCACTTATTGGTGGTGGTGCAAGACCTAATCTATTTGAGGTTAGTGTTACGTTCCCAGATTCATTAGCAGTTGGAGATGAGACTCAAGCAATCACTGCTCCTACAACTAGCACTGGAAATGAGAGTCTCTTAACATTCATGGTTAAAGCTGCACAACTTCCAGCTTCAAATATCACTCCTGTTGAAATTCCTTTTAGAGGAAGAACACTTAAAGTTGCTGGAGAAAGAACATTTGATACTTGGACTATCACAGTTTTAAATGATGTTGACTTCAAAATCAGAACTGCATTTGAGCAATGGATGAATGGAATCAGTAGAATCAGTGATGCTACTGGAGAAGTTGATCCAAATACGTATCAAAAGTCTGCAACTGTTAAGCAGTTGGACAGAGCTGGTGCTTCAATGAGAGAATACAAGTTTGAAGGTATTTTCCCAACCAATGTTGGTCAAATTGACCTTTCTATGGATTCAACAGATACTATTGAAGAATATACTGTTGAATTCCAAGTTCAATATTGGGAAGCTATAGCAGATACTTCTGATAGCACTAAACCAGAAATCAGCTGATCCACAAGTTAGTTAGTTGAATAAATAACTACTAACGAGTTCATTCTAATTTTATACTATGCCAAGACTATTTGGTTTTTCTATTGAGGATCAGAAGGATAAATCCAAAATTATTTCCCCCGTCCCCAAGTCTAATGAGGACGGGGTTGATAATTTTGTAAGTAGTGGGTTTTATGGACAATACCTAGATATTGAAGGTGTTTATAGAACAGAAAGTGATCTAATAAAAAGATATAGGGAAATGGCACTCCATCCAGAATGTGATGGTGCTATTGAAGATGTAGTAAATGAAGCAATTGTAAGTGATTTATACGATTCTCCCGTAGAAATTGAGCTTTCAAATTTAAACGCTAGCGATAAAATAAAAGAAAAAATTAGAGAAGAATTTAGATACATCAAAGAATTGATGGATTTTGACAAAAAATGTCATGAGATATTCAGAAATTGGTATGTTGATGGTAGAATTTATTATTTAAAAATTATTGATCCAAAAAATGCATCTGATGGGATTCAAGAGATAAGATATATTGATCCCATGAAAATGCGTCATATTAGAAAGCAGAAAAAACAAGATAAGGATAAAAATCGATTACAACCAATTAATAAAACTAACGAAAAATTTGATATAAATCCAGAGATAGAAGAGTATTATGTATATACTCCCCAGGCAACATATCCTGGAACAATGTCACCTGGATCTACGACAAATAAAGGGGTTAGAATTGCAAAAGACAGTATTACTTACTGTACTTCTGGATTAGTAGATAGAAATAAAGGAACTATACTTTCATATTTGCATAAAGCAATCAAGTCACTCAATCAACTCCGCATGATTGAAGACTCTCTTGTTATCTATAGACTATCACGCGCACCTGAGCGTAGAATTTTCTACATTGACGTTGGCAATCTCCCCAAGGTAAAGGCAGAACAATATCTACGTGATGTAATGAGTAGATATAGAAATAAATTAGTATACGATTCCAAAAATGGTGAGGTTAGAGATGACCGCAAATTTATGAGTATGTTGGAAGATTTTTGGCTTCCTCGCCGCGAAGGTGGTAGAGGAACCGAAATTACAACTCTTCCTGGTGGTCAAAATCTAGGTGAACTTTCGGATATTGAATATTTCCAGAAAAAACTTTATCGTTCTCTTGGAGTTCCAGAATCCAGAATTGCTGCTGATGGTGGATTTAATTTAGGGCGTTCATCAGAAATTCTTAGAGATGAATTGAAGTTCACAAAATTTGTTGGAAGATTGCGTAAACGTTTTGCAAATATGTTTACGGACATGTTGAAGACACAATTGATTCTCAAAAATATTGTATCATTAGAAGATTGGGATAAAATTTCAGATCATATTCAATATGATTTTCTGTATGATAATCAGTTTGCAGAATTAAAAGAATCTGAACTAATGAATGAACGTCTTGGTACATTAGCAACTATTGAACCTTATATTGGTAAATATTATTCTGTTGATTATGTCAGAAGAAAAATTCTTCGCCAAACTGATGAAGAAATTAAAGAAATTGATACTCAAATTGAAAAGGAAATTAAAGACGGAATAATTCCAGATCCAAATTCTATTGATCCAATCACTGGTGAACCACTCCCAGATGGTGGTGAAGAAATGGGAATGATGGGAGATATGCAAATGGAACCAGATTTGGAAGCACAATCTCAAGATGTTGATGCAAACTTCCAAAAAGATACCAAAAAAGCAGAAATATAAATAATTAAATAAAAACATAATAAATTCATGGAAAATATTGTAGATTTGATAGCATCTGATGCGTCTGCTTCGGAGATTTCCGATTCATTAAAAAATGCATTATTTGCTAAGGCTGAGAATAAAATAAACGATCTCCGTCCATCTGTTGCTTCTTCAATGTTTGATGTTTCACCAGAAGAGGAGACTGGAGAATGACTGTAAAACCAATAAGTCTTGGTAAAGATCTTAGTGTCGCTACAGAGGCTGATGATTTAGATTCTGCAAGATTAGTATCAATTATCAACACAAATACTGCTGCGATAAAAGTGATTATTGCAGGAACTTCATCTTATGAAATTCATATGGCAGGGGGAGAAAGACTTTCTGTTGAAAAAGACATTGGAGCAAATCTTACACCTGAACTTGCAGCAGGTGGAGCAGTTAGTGCTGGTACAGTATTTGGTTCTCAAGTAGCATTTACAAATTAAGAAAAATGAAACTTATCACAGAAGAAATTTCAAACGTACAGATCGTTACCGAAGGTAAGGGTGCTGATAAAAAATTATACATCGAAGGTGTATTTTTACAAGGTGAAATTAAAAATAGAAATGGGAGAATGTATCCTATTTCAACCCTTTCTCGTGAAGTAGATCGTTATAATGAAAATTTTGTTGTGAAAGGTCGTGCTCTTGGAGAACTTGGACATCCAGATGGACCAACTGTAAATCTTGATCGCGTCTCTCATAAAATTACTTCTCTTGTTAGAGAGGGGAATAATTTTAAAGGAAAAGCACAAATTTTAAATACTCCTATGGGTAAAATTGCATCCTCACTGTTAGGTGAAGGTGTAATGCTTGGTGTTTCTTCACGTGGTGTTGGATCATTAAAAACAACAAGTGAAGGTCACAAAATTGTAGGTGAAGATTTCATGTTAGCAACTGCTGCTGATATCGTCGCTGATCCTTCTGCTCCCGATGCATTTGTATCTGGAATCATGGAAGGTAAAGAGTGGGTTTGGGAAGGTGGAATTCTTCGCGAACAACTTGCCGAAAAAACACAAAAGAGAATTAATACTCTCGTCGATCAGAGAAGACTTGATGAACATAAGTTAAACTTGTTCCAAGACTTTTTAAATAACCTCTGAATACATTAAATATCTTAATTTATAAATAAATATAGATTAATACAATTATATCTTAATCAAATGTCCGTTGGTAGCAATTTACAAGAAATGGAAAACGTAGTAACCAAAGGGGCTAAGCCTGCAGATCCAATGCCTAAAATGGCAGATCCAGGAACTCAATTAGGTTCTGTGGAAGATCTAGGCGGTCCTACTCCAGAAAATTATCGTGCAGACGATGATTCCGCAAAGTTAAAGGATCCTTCCGCAACGTTGGCACAAGTAAAAAATGTTGTCAATAAGGGCGCAAAAGCAGCAGATTCAATGCCTAAAATGGCTAAGGAAGAAGAAGAAATCGAAGTCGAAGAAGACCAAGAAATCGTTGCTGAAGAGGAAGTAGTTTCTGAAGAAGAAACCACCGAAGAAGAAGTAGTTGCTGAAGAAGAAACTACTGAAGAAGAAGTGGTTGCCGAAGCAGAAGAAACAGAAGAACTCAACATTGATGTTGAGGAGGATGTTACTGCTCTCTTAGAAGGAGAGGAACTTTCCGAAGAATTCCAAGAGAAAGCACGTACCATTTTTGAAGCTGCTATCAAATCTAAGGTTTCCGAAATTAAGGAAGAATTAAAATCTTCTTATGAAGAAGCATTGGTAGAAGAAGTTTTAGCTGTTAAAACTGAACTTGTAGAACGTGTAGATTCCTATCTTGAGTATGTTGCTCAAGAGTGGATGAACGAAAATCAACTTGCTGTTGAGCACGGTCTCAAGACTGAAATGACCGAATCATTCCTTACTGGAATGAAGGGTCTTTTTGAAGAACATTATGTAACAATCCCTGAAGATAAGTATGATGTACTCAATAGCATGGTAGAAAAACTTGATGAAATGGAAGATAAACTCAACGAGCAGATTAAGTCAAATATTGCTCTAAATCAAAGATTAGCAGAGTCAGTTGCAGATGTAATTTTTGCAGAAGTCACTGAGGGTCTCGCACTTTCTCAGAAAGACAAGCTCGCTTCTCTTGCAGAAAATGTTGAGTTTGAAAGTGAAGAAAAATATCGTGAGAAGCTGGCAACTTTAAAAGAATCATATTTCCCTACAAGAACTGCTAGCACTCAAAAGGACGATTCTGAGAATCTCTCAGAAAGTACCGAAATCCAAGAAGCACAACCATCCGTTGGTGGTGTAATGGAAGCGTACCTTGAGACACTCTCAAGATCTGCTAAAAAGTGAGTTCTAAATTATAAAGATTCAAACTAACAAATCTAAAAAGAGGTTAAAATCAAATGCAAAGTTTCAATGCTGAAGCTCTGCAGGAGAAGTGGGCACCAGTCCTCGACTACGAGGGCATGGATTCGATCAAAGATTCCCATCGCAGAGCTGTTACCGCAATCCTGTTAGAGAACCAAGAAAAATCACTTCGTGAGGAGCGTGAGTTCCTGTACGAAACACCAAACATGAGCACTGGTTCATCGGGAGGAACCGCAGGTTTCTCTGCTGATGCTTCCGCTCCTGTTGCTGGTTTCGATCCCGTTCTGATCTCTTTGATCAGACGTTCAATGCCTAACCTGGTCGCATATGACCTCGCTGGCGTTCAACCAATGAATGGTCCTACTGGACTGATCTTCGCAATGCGCTCTAAGTATGGCGCACCTGGATCTGCCGACGAAGCATTCTTCAACGAGCCAGATACCGCATATTCCGCACAAGACGATGGACGTGACCTCACTAGTGCTGGTTATACTGGTAATGAAGGTTCAAGTTCTGGTGGTGCTGTTGGATTTGGTACCACTGCTGCACAAGGTGGATCTAACCCTGGTCTTCTGAGCCCAGACTCCAACTCCACTCAGGCTGCTTATACCGTTGGACGCGGTATGAATACCGAAGATGCTGAAGCACTCGGTTCTGAGGATGGAGATCACTTCAACCAGATGGCTTTCTCAATCGAGAAAGTTGCTGTTACTGCTAAGAGCCGTGCTCTGAAAGCAGAATACAGCCTTGAGCTTGCCCAAGATCTGAGAGCGATCCACGGTCTGAATGCAGAAGCAGAACTCGCAAACATTCTCTCCACTGAGATCCTTGCTGAGATCAACCGCGAAGTTATCCGCACCATCTATAAGACTGCTAAGTCTGGTGCTCAGCACAATGTTGCTAACCCTGGTCGTTTCGACCTCGACGTTGACTCCAACGGTCGCTGGAGTGTTGAGAAGTTCAAGGGACTTATCTTCCAAATCGAGCGTGATGCTAACGCAATCGCAACCGAAACTCGTCGTGGAAAAGGCAACATGATCCTCTGCTCTGCAGACGTTGCTTCCGCTCTGACCATGGCTGGTGTACTCGATTACACCCCTGCTCTTAACGCTAACCTCCAGGTTGATGATACTGGTAACACCTTCGCTGGTGTACTTGCTGGTAAGTATCGCGTATATATCGATCCTTATTCTGGTGGTTCTAACCCCAATGCTAGTGGTGGACAATACTACGTTGCAGGTTATAAGGGTTCTTCACCTTATGACGCTGGTCTGTTCTATTGCCCATATGTTCCCCTCCAGATGGTTCGTGCCGTTGGAGAGAACACCTTCCAGCCTAAGATCGGCTTTAAGACCCGCTACGGTCTTGTTGCTAACCCATTCGCTGAAGGAACCACTGCAGGTCTCGGACGCATGAACGTTAACTCCAACCGTTACTACAGAAGAGTACGTGTTGAGAACCTTATGTGATCTATTTGGTTCACATACTTCTACGGGAGACCTTCGGGTCTCCCTTTTTTTTCTTTTGGATTGAATAAACATGGAATATATCCCAAAAGTCAACCAGTTTTGAATAAATACAAATAAAAACAATGGCAAGTGTTTTTGATGGTCAAATACAAAATAGGAATTTTTTATCACCCATAGGTTTCCAATTTATTTTGGAAAAGTATAAAAAAGTTTCATTTTTTTCAAATGCCTTAAGAATACCTGACATTTCTTTGGGGACCACTGTACAGCAAACTAGATTTAAAGCGATAGAAGTTCCTGGAGATCAAGTACAATATGGTGATTTTTCACTTAGATTTTTAGTTGATGAAAATTTAGAAAATTATATCTTAATTCATAGGTGGATTACTGCATTAGGATTTTCTGATACACATGATGATTTTAAAAATTTAGTCACTGGTGATGATGCCGTTGAAGATCCACTAAAACAATTTAGTGATGGAACATTAAATATCTTAAATAGTAACTATAATAGTGTTTGTAGAATTGTTTTTAATGATTTATTTCCAGTTTCTCTCACATCATTAGAGTTTGAAGCTTCTGATAATGATGTCAATTATTTTACTGCTGAGGTTGTTTTTAAATACACAATCTATGATATAGTAGAATTATAATCTCTACCTATCTCTATATTATGAATTTGGAAGATATTCAAGATATGTGGAAAAAAGATTCTGTAATTGATCCTGATAATTTACATGATGAATCTTTAAAAATTCCACAACTTCATTCAAAGTATTATACATTATACAACACAGTTACTTTGTTGAGAGAGAAATCTAGAGAATCTTACAATAGAACTAGATTAGAGAGATACAACTACTACACTGGAAAAGCGCCACAAAAGGTTTATGAAGAAGAACCATTTCCATACAAAGTAAGGGATAAAGAGGCGTTACAGAGGCACCTAGATGCCGATGAGAGGTTAAATAAATTAGATATGAAACTTAGATACTATGATGTTATGTTAAAGTTTTTGGAAGAAATTATCAAAACAATTTCTAATAGAACATATCAAATTAAAAATGCAATAGAGTGGCATCGATTCCAAGCAGGATTTAACTAATGGAAGATGAGCAGGATTATGATTATCAAGTTAATTTAAAAATAGAAGACATACGTCTTCTACAGTACTGTGTAGATGAAACTATCAAAAATTGGCCAGGTTCTCCTAGAAGACCTGCTACAGAACAAGAGCATCTTTGGTATTTGCGTAATTCTCTTTTTAGAATGATTATGGACTATAACTTTAGAGAACTATGAGCGATTACGATTACGAAAGCGATTATAATGAAATGGAAGATGTTCCATATATTCAGATGGAATTAGATATTAGAGATTGTCACCAAATTTATAAAGCATTGCAGTGCCATGAGGAAAAAGGTACTTTTGGTGATGAATATGATAAATTAAGAACAGAACAAATGAAAGATTTTTTTTATAGAATGATCTTAGAATATAAGTTTCAAGTAGGAGAATAAATATTCATAGGTGATGCTTATGAATCATGTCTCATTTGATTATTTCAAAAAAGAATGAAGTCTTTCTTCAGGTAAAAGCGGAACCACATGTCTACTACGAGTTAGCAGACCAATTTACCTTTGAAGTACCAGGCGCAAAATTTATGCCCCAGTATCGAAGTAAATACTGGGATGGAAAAATTCGTCTATTCAATACCCAGACAGGAGAAATATACGTTGGGTTATTAGATAAGGTTACACAGTTTTGTGATAACCATGGATACACATATGAATTTGTAGATAATAAGTTTTATGGTCTTCCTTTTGAAACAAATGATCATATTTCAAAAGAAGGTGTGAAAGATTATATGACTGCGATTAGCAAGTACGCTCCACGTGAGTACCAAATAGAAGGTGTTTACGACGCATTAAAACATAATAGAAGGTTGCTGATATCCCCAACTGCCTCTGGAAAGTCTCTGATGATATATTCGATTGTGAGATATCACGTTGAGAAGCAACGAAATATTCTGATAGTCGTTCCAACGACTTCGCTTGTAGAGCAAATGTATAAAGATTTTGCAGACTATGGTTGGGATGTAGGTTCATATTGCCATAAAATTTACGCTGGTAGAGAAAGAGAAACGAACTCTCAAGTTATTATCACTACCTGGCAGTCGATTTATAAACTCCCCCGAAAATATTTTTCTAGATTTAATGTTGTTGTTGGGGATGAAGCGCACCAGTTTAAATCTAAATCATTAATATCTATAATGTCAAAACTTTCAGATGCAAAATACAGATTTGGTTTTACAGGGACTCTTGATGGAACTCAAACTCATAAATGGGTACTGGAGGGTTTATTTGGCCCAAGTTACAAAATTATAAGAACAGAAGAACTAATGGCAAAAGGTCATGTTGCCAAACTGGATATTAACGTGCTTCTACTGAAGCACCCAGCACATAAATTTGAAACATTTGAGGATGAAGTCCAGTATATCATTAACCATGAACGTAGAAACAAGTTTATCAGAAATCTTGCTCTTGATTTGAAAGGAAATACTTTAATTCTTTTTGCAAGAGTTGAAGGTCATGGTCAACCACTATACGATATGATAAATACTGGTAGTGTAGAAAATCGTCACGTATTTTTTGTCCATGGTGGAGTGGATACAGAAAATAGAGAATTAGTAAGAGAAATTACTGAGAAGGAAAACAACGCGATTATTGTCGCTTCATACGGAACATTTAGTACAGGTATCAATATTAAGAACCTCCATAATGTTATTTTTGCTTCTCCATCCAAATCTAGAATTCGGAATCTCCAGTCTATTGGAAGGGTGCTCAGGAAAGGAAATAACAAAACAAAGGCAACTCTCTATGACATTGCTGACGACATATCCTATAAATCCAGGAACAACTACACACTTAATCATCTAATTGAGAGAATAAAGGTATATAACGAAGAAAATTTTAATTACGATATAGTAAACATACCACTAAAAAACTAATGGGAGAAGAATTTTATAGTAGCATAAAATTAATTACTGGAGAAGAAATATTTTCATTAGTTTTTATTGATGATAATGATGATGATCCAGTAATTGTTATGCAAAATCCAGTTGTGTTAAAAGTAATTACTGGACCAGATAGTCAATTTATTAAAATAAAACCATGGATGGATATACCATCAGATGATTTTTATATGGTAAGAATGGATAAAATTATTACTATGACTGAAGTTAATAATGAAAAAATTATAGAATGTTACAATGCATTCTTAGAAAGTGATGAAGATGATAGTGCTGAATATAACTCTGCGAATCAAACTGGTAAAGTTAATATAACTGATAATATGGGATATATATCTTCGGTAAAAGAAGCTAGAAAACAGTTAGAAGATATCTTTAAAAAAGATATAGATATTAAAGATAATAGAGAAAGCTAAAGCTTGTTCTCCAAACCTAACAAAGGTATTCTACTTATTATTTGAGGTTTTGTCAAGCTGCGTAATGATTTAAAATATGGTATAATATATGCATAAGTTGTTTACAGCAATGAATAAGTTCTATATAAACAGAAAATCATGCCTAAGAAAAAATCCGAACATTATGTAAATAATAAGCAATTATTAGAAGAAATTATAGTTTACAGAAAAAAATACTTGGATAATAAAGAAAAAGGTTTGGGAAAACCTCTAATTTCTAATTATCTTGGAGATTGTTTTTTAAAAATAGCGACTCATCTTTCATATAAACCTAATTTCGTCAATTACATGTTTCGGGAAGATATGATTTCTGATGGTGTAGAAAATTGTATTCAGTATATTCATAATTTTGATCCAAATAAAAGTAGCAATCCTTTTGCATACTTTACTCAAATAATTCATTATGCTTTTTTGAGAAGAATTTCTAAAGAGAAAAAGCAGTTAGAAATTAAAAATAAAATTATTGAAAAGACAGGATTTGATGAGGTTATGGTTGTAGACGATAGCTTGCTTTCTAATAGTAGTTCAGACTATAATACCATCAAAGACAACATCCAATATAGAAATCGATGAAGGTTGCGATTATAACAGATACTCATTATGGTGCAAGAAAAGGATCAAAATTTTTACACGATTATTTTGAAAAGTTTTATGATGAGGTATTCTTTCCTTCATTAGAAAAAGAAAAAATTACCACAGTCATCCATATGGGTGATGCTTTTGATAGTAGAAAATCAATTGATTATCAAAGTTTGGAATGGTCTAAAAAAGTTGTATTTGATAGACTCAAAAAATATGATGTTCATATGATTGTGGGAAATCATGATACTTACTATAAAGATACTAATGATGTAAACTCTCCAGAATTACTTCTTCAAACATATCCAAATATTAAAATTTATAGAGAACCTAAAGAAGTTAATATTGGGGGACTAGATATTCTATTGCTTCCATGGATAAATGAATCTAATCAAAAACAGTCTTTTAAACTTATTAAAGATACAACTTGCAACTACGCGATGGGGCACCTTGAGCTCCAAGGATTTAGAGCTCATAAAAACTTGCTCATGGATCATGGTCTTTCGGGCGAATTATTTGCAAAGTTCAAGAAGGTCTTCAGCGGTCACTACCACACTAGATCGGATGATGGACGGATCTACTACTTGGGAAATCCATACGAAATGTTCTGGAACGATGTCGGTGATCGGAGAGGATTCACCATCTTTGATACAGAAAATTGTGAACATTATCCAATAGATAATCCTTTCAAACTTTTTCATGTTCTCTATTACAATGATGAATCTGCATCACTATTAGATGCAAGACCTTACAAGAATAAAATTGTTAAGATTGTTGTTCGTAATAAACCACGTCCGAAAGAGTTTGAAAAAATTATTGATAAACTTCATTCAGCTGGAGTTCAAGAACTAAAAATTGTAGAGGATTTTACAATTCAGGAAAATGAAGAATTTTCTGTGGATGATGATGAAAATACAATTTCAATACTTAATCGTTATATTGATGAGTCGGAATTTAATTACGATAAAAAAGTAGTTAAGAATATTTTCCAAGAAATATATAAACAAGCATGTGAAGTTGAGTAATGTTTCTTCTTACCCTTAAAGACAAAAAAGATGATGGTGCATATGCTGTTCAAGATCAATATGGTCATAAAGTCTTATTTCTTTTTGAAGAAGAGGATGATGCTGAAAGATATGCAATGCAACTAGAAGAGCAAGAAGATACTGAAATGATTGTTGTTGAAGTTGATGATGACCTTGCTGTAAAAACGTGTAAGATGTATAATTACAAATATGCAATTATTACACCTGACGATATTGTAGTTCCCCCCAAAGATGATTCTATTTCATAAAATTAGATGGAAAAATTTTCTTTCCACTGGTAATCAATTTACGGAAGTTGATTTTGAAAAACATAATACAAACTTAATAATTGGAACAAATGGTTCGGGTAAGTCTACAGTTTTAGATGCCCTAACTTTTGGATTGTTTAATAAACCATTTCGTAAAATTAACAAACCACAATTGGTTAATGCTACCAATGAGAAAGATTGTGTGGTTGAGATTGAATTTACTGTCAATAATAAAGAATATTTGGTTCGTCGTGGAATCAAACCAAATGTTTTTGATATTGAGGTAAACGGTGTTCCTTTGCATAAGGAAGCAGATGATCGTTCTAATCAACGTATTCTGGAAGAAAATATTCTCAAGGTAAACTATAAGTCTTTTACTCAAATCGTAATTCTGGGTAGTAGCACCTTTGTGCCTTTTATGCAATTGACGACATCAAATCGCCGTGAGGTAATTGAGGACCTTCTTGATATTCGTATTTTTTCTGCGATGAATGGTCTTATTAAAGATCAAATTCGTGTTCGGAGAGATCAAGTCAAATCTTTAGAGTTGAAGAAAGATACTCTCAAAGATAAGATGAAGATGCAACAAAATTTTATTGAAGAACTTGAGAATCGTGGTAATGCCAACATAAATGCCAACAAAGAAAAAATTGCCAAGTTAGATGAGGAACTTGTTATTTTTATGAAGGATAATACGGGTCTTGAAGAAGATATTCATCGATATACTAAGGAGCAAGAAGAGGTTACTGGTGCTGCAGATAAGTTAGTAAAACTAAACAATCTTAAAGGAAAATTATCCCAAAAAGTAGGAACCATTACAAAAGAACATAAGTTTTTTACTGAAAATACGGTATGCCCTACTTGTACTCAAGATATTGAGGAAGAGTTTCGTGTAAATAGAATTGAAGATGCTCAAAATAAGGCAAAAGAACTTAAAGATGGTTATGAAGAACTTGAGAAAACAATTAAGTCTGAACAACAAAGAGAGCTTCAATTCATTGCACTTTCTAAGGAGATTACGAAACTAACGCATGGCATTTCTCAAAACAATACTCGGATTAGCCTCAATCAGAGACAAATCAGAGATCTTGAACATGAAATTCAAACTATTACCAGTAACCTACAAAACAGAAATACTGAACATGAGAAGTTAGATGAATTTAAAAAAAATCTCCATGTAACAACCGAAGAATTAGTAAACAAAAAACAAGAAATCGTTTATTACGATTTTGCTTATTCCTTACTTAAGGACGATGGCGTAAAAACGAAGATAATTAAGAAGTATCTTCCGTTCATAAATCAGCAGGTTAATCGTTATCTTCAAATGATGGATTTTTATATTAATTTCCATCTTAATGAAGAATTTAATGAAACAGTAAAATCTCCAATTCATGAAGATTTTTCTTATTCATCATTTAGTGAAGGTGAAAAAATGAGAATTGATCTAGCATTACTTTTTACTTGGAGGGAAGTTGCTAGACTCAAAAACTCAGTAAACACCAACTTGCTGATTATGGATGAGGTATTTGATTCGTCTTTGGATGGATTTGGAACAGATGAATTCCTTAAAATTATCTGCTATATAATTAAAGATGCAAACATTTTTGTTATATCACATAAGTCTGATTTGCACGACAAATTTGATAATATTATTAAATTTGATAAAAATAAAGGATTTAGTAGGATGGTAAAATGATTGGAATTGTTGGGAATGGTTTTGTTGGAAACGCTCTTTATCAGAATTTGAGAGATAAAGTTGATTGTAAAGTTTATGATGTAGACAAAAACAAATCTTTTAATACTCTTGGTGAAGTATTGGAACAGATGTTTGTTTTTGTGTGTTTACCAACACCCATGAAATCTACTGGCGAGTGCGATCTCAGTATTTTAAATAATTTTTTTGAAGAACTGCCAAAGAAAACCAAATGTATATTTGTAATTAAATCAACTGTTCCTATTGGAACAACGAAAAAATTTTCAAAAAACCGCAAGGTAATACATAACCCAGAATTTTTAACCGCAAGAAATGCTGTAGAGGACTACAGAAATTCTGAGAGAAATGTTGTTGGTGGAGATATAAAATTGTGTAAACAGTTTGTAAATTTCTTTAAAACTGTGTTTCCATCAACTCCCAGTGTAATAACTACATCTGATGAAAGTGAAGCGATTAAGTATTTTTCTAATAGTTTCTTAGCAACAAAAGTTGCTTATTTTAACAAGATGTATGACCTTTGTCAGTCTACTGGTATGGATTATAATATTGTTTGTGATGGAGTTACAAGCGATAGTAGAATAGGATCTTCTCATACTAAAGTTCCTGGATTTGATAATGATCGTGGTTTTGGTGGAACATGTTTTCCTAAAGATTTAAATTCTCTTATAGTTCAGATGGAAGAGAACGGTGTAAATTCTGATATTTTACAAAAAGTTTGGGAATACAATCAAAGCATTAGAACAGTTATTGATTGGTCTATGAATTGATTGACATGTTTAATTATTTTTGCTACTATAATACTATGATTTAATATATTATGAACTATAAACCGTATAGTCTTGAGTGGCATAGATACAGATACCTCAAGGAAGCAATAGATAAATATCTAGAAGATGGTATCGATCCAACATTTATTATGGATGACCTGCGTGATATTCTTCACGTTCGTTCTGAGGCAGCGTATCAAGAGTTTCAAAGGATCAACCAACTAGAGCACTATCTCTCGGAAGAATAATATGCTATCCACTCAATACAGACTCCGACTGGAGTTTATCTGTAAGAAGATTGCTAACAAGGAAGAAGTCAAACTTGAAGATATGATTTGGGCAGAGAAACTTGCCAAACGTCATACTACTGCTAGAGAATGGTTGCGTAAAGCACGTCGCCAGGCATCACAAGATATTGAGGAAGGTAGTATGGACGATTTTATGAATAAGATGGGATTAGGAGACCCCGACCCATCTAATTACAAATCGGGGTTTGATTCTGCGGATGAAATCGTAGATTGGTTCAAACAAGACAAACCAGATGACTGGCGACAGAGAGATTAATTATGGAATATGATTATCAAGTTATTGGTAAAGATGGTAAATTGCATAATTACATTTGGGATGATAAACAATCTAAAATGGTAGAGGGTAAAAGGGAAAAAATTATTCCCTGGTGGCAATTGCATCAAATCGCAGAAAATTTGGATGGCGAACTTAAAAAGTACGTCGAACAAGATAGTCGTGGTAATGTTAAATATAAAATTGTAATCGAATACGAGGAGGACAAAAAGTAATGGAAGCAGTAATCTATTCCAACGGCAATCAGGAATGTGAACGTGCTAAAATTCTTTTAGAAAAACTTAATTTTCAAATTCATGTTTATAAATTAAATCAGCACTTCTCACAGAGAGGTTTTGTTGCTGAATTTGGTGAGGAAGCAGAATACCCACAGGTCAATGTTGGTTTCAAACATATAGGTGGATTGAAAGAAACACTCAATTTCATGAAAGATCGAGGAATGTTTGAATGAGCAAAACTGACTGGAAAGAAGATTATAAACAAATGAAACTTTTGGGTAAGAGACAACTAGAACTATTGGATAAAGGACCAAACAGTTTGTCATCTAGTTGGAGTCTTATGGCAATGTATAATGATTGGAAGCGTATTAGAGGAATTTCTGATGAACACCCCTAACTGGCAACACCATTCTAAGAAAGAGCAAAAACGAAAATTAAAACCACAAGCAATGCGAGCGCGGCGAGAAGCACTACGCCAGTTCAAAAAGCGTCACATGACCCTGCCTAAACAGCAGGGTTCTTTTGTATGATACGTACATACGAATGAACCTCCTCCATGGCAGTTAATCAGGAAATCAAATCACAACTTGCTAAACTTCTTGCTACTGAAGATCTCGTTGTTGAAAATCGTCACGTTGAAACTGCACAATTTAACGTTCACACCCGCGTACTAACTCTCCCAATGTGGGAAAAGGCCAGTAGTTATGTATATGATATGCTTGTTGGGCATGAGGTTGGACATGCTCTTTATACTCCAGACAGAAATTGGTTGAAAGAGGTGAATATTCCACCACAAATTGTAAATATTGTCGAAGATGCTCGTATCGAAAAGATGATGAAACGTCGATATGTGGGTCTTGCTAAAACGTTTTATCGTGGTTATCAAGAACTTTCAGATCAAGATTTTTTTCAACTTGAGGGTGAAAATGTTGATACAATGAATCTTGCAGATCGTGTAAATCTTTATTTTAAGATTGGTAATTTTGTAGATATTAATTTTAAAGAAACCGAGAAAACAATTATCAATTACATTGATAATTGTGAAACATTTGATGATGTTCTTGTAGCATCTGAAATGCTATACAAGTATTGTAAATCTGAAAGTAATAATTCGTCTTCTCGGAATGATTCTGAGAATAATGGAGAATCAGATTCTGAAGACCAAAGTGATAACAATAACGATTCTATTGAACCAGAATCTAATGAATCCTATGGTGGCACTGCTGAAAATAAGGATGATGGTAATAAATTTGATGAAGAAATTGTAGATGAAGTAGATCAAGAAGATAATGATCTTGATATTAAGACTGCTGATTCTCTAGAAGAATCTCTTAAAAATCTTGTAGATTTTAATGCTAGTGAAAAAATTTATCTGGAAATTCCAGAAATTGATATCGATAAAGTTATCGTTGATAACCGTGAAATTCACACAAGGTGTAATAACTATTGGCACGAATACTCCAAACAAACTGGAGATCATTTGATGTTTGAATTTGTAGACAAAGACTTTGAAAAATTTAAAAAAACTGCACAGAAAGAAGTTAATTACCTAGTCAAGGAGTTTGAGTGTAAGAAAGCAGCAGATTCTTATGCTCGTGCTACGACTGCTCGCACTGGTGTTCTTGATTGCTCCAAACTTCATACCTACAAGTACAATGAAGATTTGTTCAAGAAAGTGACCACTCTTGCTGATGGTAAGAATCATGGTTTGGTATTTGTTTTGGATTGGTCTGGATCTATGTGTGATGTTATTTCTGATACCGTCAAACAGTTGTTTAATTTGATTTGGTTCTGTAAAAAAGTTTCAATTCCTTTTGAAGTATACGCTTTTACATCTGATTATCCTATTAATTCTGACGATGAAGATGGAAACCTTGTGACAAGGTCTCGCCCTTATAAAGAGCGTGCAGGAATTTTCCATATTGGTGAGTGGTTTAGCCTTATGAATCTTCTTACTAGTAAAGTGAATGGTAAAGAACTTAACGAACAAATGAAAACCATTTATCGTCTTTCTCGCTGCTTTGAGGGATGGGGTTCTGCAAGATATTCTGTTCCTCCTGGTCTGAGTCTTTCGGGTACTCCTCTGAATGAAAGTATGGTTGCACTACACCAAATTCTTCCAAAATTCAAAAAAGAAAATAATCTTCAAAAAGTTCAGTGTGTTGTTCTTACTGATGGTGAAGGATATGACCTAAAGCGTCATACTGAAGTTCAGAGACCATGGGAAGAAGAGCCATATATTGGATTGGCTACTATTGGACCTCGTTGTGTCCTTCGTGATAGAAAAATTGGTACTACTTATTCTCTAGATTGTGATTGGCATCAGTTCACTGATATTCTTCTTAAGAATTTGAAAGACAAATTTCCCGATGTAAATTTTATTGGTATGCGTGTTCTCGTATCTCGTGATTCTGGTTCTTTTATTCGCAGATATTGTGGATATAGTGGGAAAAGTTATGAGACTGCAATGAAGGATTGGAAAAAGATGAAATCGTTTTCTATTAAAAATTCTGGATACGATCTTTATTTTGGAATTTCTTCAAATTCTCTATCAAAGAATAGTGATTTTAGTGTTTCTGATGATGCGACTAAAACACAAATTAAGTCTGCCTTTGCAAAAAGTTTGAAAACTAAAAAAATGAATAAAAAAATCTTGGGTGAGTTTGTAGAACTCATTGCGTGATAAATATTTTTATAAGTTATAGGTAATTAAAATGTCTAGATTTGGAGATTTACTCGCAGGTAAAAAGACACCTCCTACACCTGCTCCAGAACCTGTAGTAGAAGAAACTGTAGAAGTTGTAGAATCTCCTATTGTGGATGAAGATACTACAAACTATGATGAGGTAATTGAAGAAGAACTTAGAGAAGTATCTGAGGAAGATGGTTATGAAAGTGATGTATCACTCAATGACATGACCAAAAGAGAACTTGAAGAATATGCTAGAACTGTTGGTCTTGAGTTAGATAGAAGACACAACAAAGCAACACTCTTGAATGAATTGGAAGAGTTTTTATCCAATTGATTTACTGGCACACTGGGGAGGACTACTCCTCCTTTTTCATTTATAATAACTTCAGTTGAAACAAACAACTTACATCATGACCATGTCTTCTGAATACATTCGCACTTCTCTTCAGCAACTTTACGGAGAATCTGTAACTGCTGCAGATATTCGTGCTTGGTGTGCTATGAATGGTTCTAACTATCAAACTGTTACTAATAAACTTACTGATTGTAAAGTAGGTCGTGGTAAATGGAACCTGGAAGTAACAAAGGAAACAGTTGAAGATCTGGAAGTAACTTATAATTCTCCTGCAGCAATTCCTGCAATTGAACAAAATCTTATTCCTCAAAAAGATGATTCCTTTGTCAAGTTTGGTAATTTTGGCGACATTAAAAAAATTGTTGAGTCCCGTATTTTCTACCCTACGTTTATCACGGGTCTTTCGGGCAACGGTAAAACGTTCTCTGTTGAGCAAGCATGTGCTCAACTCGGACGGGAACTGATCCGCGTAAACATTACTATTGAAACTGATGAAGATGATCTTATCGGCGGTTTCCGCCTTGTTGATGGTGCAACCGTCTGGCACAATGGACCAGTCATTGAAGCACTTCAACGAGGAGCTATCCTGCTCCTTGACGAGATCGACCTTGCCTCTAATAAAATTCTCTGTCTCCAATCTATCCTTGAAGGAAATGGAGTCTTCCTTAAAAAAATCGGCAAGTTTGTTCGACCCGCTGCAGGTTTCAATGTCATCGCAACCGCAAACACTAAAGGTAAAGGTTCAGATGATGGGCGATTCGTTGGAACTAACGTGCTCAACGAAGCATTCCTTGAGCGATTCCCTGTAACTTTTGAACAAGAGTATCCTACTCCGAAAATTGAAGAGAAGATCTTGAATAAATTTTGTAAGGATGACGATTTTTGTAAGCGTCTTTCTGATTGGGCAGATATTATTCGTAAGACCTTTTATGATGGTGGCATTGAGGAAATTATCAGTACTCGTCGCCTGGTTCATATTGTTAAGGCATATCGTATCTTTAACGATAAAGCGAAGGCAATTCAAGTATGTGTGAACCGTTTTGATGATGAGACTAAGCAAGCATTTTTGGAACTATATGACAAAGTTGATGCTGATTTCCAGATGCCTTCTGAAGATCAGAAAGAATGCCTTGACTCTCACAACTTCTCCTGATATAATTTGTAGAGGTGAAAAACCACCTCTACTTTTATTATTTTTCATTAAATATGACTGAAAGTTTTAATTTTATGTCTATGGGTGATCAGAACATAAATGCTAATAGTTTTCTCCCAGGTGGAGAAAGTAGTGATACTATTTCGTTCAATGTCCCTCAAGATGATGTTGTTACGTTTGGTGCAGCACAACCTGTTCCCTATGAAAGTTTTATGGGTTTAGGTGAAGACCACATTTCCTTTGATCTTGATATGACTACTAGTAATAATCCTAATCGATTTAAGTATAGTGAAGATACTATTCTTAAAGAACTGTCCGATTATATTTCTGCAACATACAATCAGCACTACTCTGCTGGTGATGATAAAATTCAGACACTTGATCTGATTGAAGCGTGTGGCGATGGTGAATCCTTCTGCCGCAGTAATATCCTCAAGTATGCCTCTCGCTATGATAAGAAAGGCACTGCACGACGTGACATTATGAAGATTCTGCACTATGCTGTTCTTCTGATGCATTTTAATGACAAAAATGCACAACGTGAAACCTACCCCCAGTGATGAAACTCAAACCCAAAACTATGAAACTGTCTGATAATACCCTCAATATTCTCAAAAATTTTGCTGGAATTAATAATTCAATTCTGGTAAAAGAGGGTAATCGTCTTCGTACAATTTCTGTTGCTAAGAATATTCTTGCAGAAGCAGATATTAAAGAAGACTTTCCTCGCGATTTTGCTATTTACGATCTGAATCAATTTTTGAATGGATTATCTCTCCACCATGATCCAGATCTCGATTTTCAGGAACCTTCTTACCTGAGTATTAAAGAAGGTAAGCGTCGTGTGAAGTATTTCTTTGCTGACCCTAATGTGATTGTTGCTCCTCCCGAAAAAGAAATTAATCTTCCATCTCAGGATATTTGTTTTCAACTTGATAGTGCTTCACTTGAAAAACTTGTCAAAGCAGCACAAGTCTATCAACTCCCCGATTTCTCCGCAATTGGTGAGGCAGGTGTCATTAAACTAGTTGTTCGTGATAAGAAGAATGATACTTCTAACGAATATGCAATTGTAGTTGGTGAGACTGACAAAGAGTTTGCTTTTAACTTTAAAGTTGAGAACATCAAAATTATTCCTGGTGCTTATGACGTTGTAGTGTCTTCTAAACTTTTGTCACAATTTACCAACACTCAGCACAATCTTAAGTACTATATTGCTCTGGAACCTGATTCTACATTTGGATGAAAACACTAACGGCAATGAGAGTCGTAGGCAGTATTACAGTTATTGCTGCCTATTTTGTTGTTTTACATGTTAATTTGACTGCTGGTGTCTTAATGAATGTTATTGCTGACACCATTTCAATTCCATATTTTGTAAAAACAAAATCATGGGACATCGTAGTTATGCTAGGATTTCTCTTAGCAATCAGCTTTAGCAAACTTTTATCATGAACATCTTTGTATCAGACCCTGACCCTGTTGTTTCGGCAAAGGTCCTACCTGACAAGCATATCGTCAAGATGCCCCTAGAGTGCTGTCAGATGCTCTCTATTGTGGCATCGGAGAAATGGGGGCATGGATATGGCACTCTTCCCAAGGCAGACGGCACACCCTATGCTACGGAGAAGGGTGCTTTTCGTAATCACCCATGTACTGTGTGGGCAAACGAAACGCTTGCGAATTCACGGTGGTTGATTCGGCATGGATTAGCACTTTGTGAAGAGTATTCTGATCGATATGCAAAGATTCATTCATGTCTTCATACTCTTGCATATGCAAATCAACTATTTCCGATTGATGGTGCACATAGAAGTAAGTTGACTCCATTTGTTTTTGCTGGTCCTGATGAATTCAAGTATGATACTGTTGACATCTACAGCAAGTATAAGATGTATATTGCATCTAAACCTTGGGTAAAAGATAACTATCGTCGTATTCCAGAGAGAAAACCAGAATGGATTTAAACATGATTGAAATATTTCCAACATTAATATATCAATTTCCAAACTTCATTGACGAAATTGAAAGAAAATGTATATTTGATGGAATATTTGACAATGAAGAAATGCATGACGACAATCATCCAATGCTCATTGGTAAATCTTTTTGTTCTTTCAGAAATTGTGAAAAATTAAATTTTCTTTCTAATGATATTATTTCTAGAATAGAAAAACATTCCAATCACTATGCTGATAAAATTGGTATTCCAAAAGTCAAGCTATCTTCATATTGGTCTGTCATAGAAACACCAGGATGCTTAATGAAAGAACATAATCATCCCAATTCTTCTATCTCTGGAGTTATATACGTCAACGTTGATCAAAATTCTCATCCATTAGTTTTTAAAAATCCAAATCCATTTATTGGAAGTGGATATTATACACATCAAAATAAGTATAACACTTCAACGCATGAAGTTCATCCTCAAAATGGAGATTTGATATTATTTCCTGGTTGGTTAGAGCATGGTTCTGATTACATTATGAATGAAACTGATACTAGAGTTTCTATTAGTTTCAATTTAATACGTGATTATAGTGATGAATCATGAGTGAAATATTTTCAATACCAATTGGTATACTGGAGAATTTTATAACTCCAAAAGAAAATAAAATATTGACACAAAGAATCAAAAAACTTAAATATCATTCCCATCATCTTTTAAATGGTGATGGATTTGGAACATATCATTACGTAGAAAATAATAATTTTTTAGATAAAAATATTATAAAACGAATAGAAAAAGTATCTAATTTGTATGGAAAATCTATTCATTTAAAAAAATTAAAAATGGATAGATATTGGTCTATTATTCAAAATAAAAAAACCAATCTCCTATCACATTTACATTGTGATAGTATTGTTTCTGGTTGCCTTTATCTTAATGTTAATCAAAACAGTAACAAGTTAGTATTTGAAAATCCAAATCAAAATACTTTTTATTTTTCTAAGATAAAATATACAAAATATCAGGAAATTCATGTTGTTTATCCAAAAATAAATCAGTTAGTGTTGTTTCCATCCTGGTTAAAGCATGGATCTGGTGGACAAGATAATCAGCATAATGATAGAATATCTGTGAGTTTTAACTTAATTCATGATATTTGATCAATACATGTTATACTTTAATTTTGCTATTGATTGAAAACTAAAACTTTTTATTTATTATGAGCGATTTTATTTGGGTTGAAAAGTATCGACCAAAAACAATTGAAGAGTGTATTCTCCCTGAGGCAACTAAGAAGACATTTCAAAGTTTCCTAGATAAAGGTGAGATCCCAAATATGCTACTTGCGGGACCTCCTGGTATTGGTAAAACTACAGTAGCAAAGGCACTTTGTAACGAACTGGGGGTAGATGTTTATGTCATCAATGGATCCGATGAAGGGCGGTTCTTGGATACTGTCCGAAACAATGCGAAAAACTTCGCTTCGACCGTCTCACTTTCTTCAGATGCAAAACACAAAGTCATCATCATTGATGAGGCAGATAACACGTCCAATGATGTACAACTCCTCCTACGGGCGTTTATTGAGGAGTTTGCTGGTAACTGCCGATTCATCTTCACCTGTAATTACAAAAATAAAATCCTTGAACCTCTCCACTCCCGATGTGCAGTGGTTGAATTCGGAATTAAGGGAAAAGAAAGACAGGGAATTGCAGCACAATTCTTCAAGCGTATCCAAGAAATCTTGGGTGCAGAAGGTATTGAATACGATAACAAGGTCCTGGTAGAACTCATCAATAAGCACTTTCCTGATTGGAGGAGAGTGCTGAATGAATGCCAACGCTACTCCGTAAGTGGTAAAATTGATTCTGGCATTCTTGCTACGTTTTCTGATGTTGCTGTAAATGAACTTGTCAAAAATCTCAAGACTAAAAACTTTGCTGAGGTACGAAAGTGGATCGTTAGTAATTTGGATAATGATACTACTGTACTTCTCCGTCGCATTTATGACTCTCTTTACGAAGCCTTGGTTCCTGGCAGCATTCCTGCTGCTGTCCTTGTTCTCGCTAAGTATCAGTATCAGGCAGCATTCGTAGCAGATCAAGAAATCAATATGCTTGCATGTCTAACTGAAATTATGGTGGAGTGTGAATTCAAATGATTGATTCTGATTGGCGTTATAGTGATGAACGAATGAATCTCAGACAAGATGTTTTTCTAAAGTTAAAACATCATTTAAACCTAAGTGAAATTCAGTTTTTGTATGAATTTTGTCATACTTGGGTTAGTCAAGGTAATACTTCAACTGATAATCTTGAAGAAGAATTTTCAAATTTTTTACTCTTAAATGAAAAACGTATAAAACATGGAGAAACTAAATGATTGATGCAAAACTTTTGAGAATCATTACGGGTGAAGAAATTATCGCTGAACTTATTAGTGAAGATGATAATTTTGTTACAGTAGTAAATGCTCTGGTCATTATCCCAACACAGAATGGTAGTATTGGATTTACACCTTGGGCACCAGTTATTGATAAAGATGATCCAGAAATTAAAATTTCAAGAAATCATATTGTTTATCTGGTAAATTTAGAAGAACCTGTTAAGAAAAAGTATAATGAAATATATGGTAGTAAGTTGATTACTCCAGATGAAAAGAAACTCATTTTGTGATTATGAAAAAAGAAAAATTGAGAGCACAAGTAAAGTCTAGGTTCTATTATATTTTCTGGGGTATTGCTACTGTTGCCGTTGTTACAGGGCAATGGTACGTTGGAACTGGTTATCATATTCTTCATGGTGACATGCGAGAACTTTTGGATAAAGTTGATGGAGTTCTCCTTCATAAAGATGATACTCCCTATGGAGATTTACTATGAGTTTTTTTAAAAATGATTATAAAACTTTGGTAGAACCAAGAGTAAAGACTACATCACAGAATGTTGCAGAAGCAAATGATGCATTGTTTCGTGCTAAAATGACTTTACCCGCTGCCGCAAAACATTGTGGTATGACCCATAAGGAAATGAAACTAACCTTCTGGGAGTATTTGAAGTATAACAAACCTGATTATGAAATCCCTGAAAACACCATTGAGATACCCTGGCGGTAAGTCTCGCGCTTGTACAAAAATGGATCAATACTTTCCAGATCTGAGAGAGTATGATGAATTTAGAGAACCATTTCTTGGTGGTGGTAGTGTGGCAATTCACATTACTAAGAAGTATCCACATCTTAATGTGTGGGTTAATGACTTGTATGAACCTTTGGTAAACTTCTGGCAACAATTGCAGATGTTTGGACCAGAAATGAGAAATAAACTTGTAGAGTTAAAATCTCGTTATCCTGATCGTGGTTCTGCTAAAGGATTATTTCTTGAATCTAAAGATTATTTGAATAGTGGTGAAACTGATTATTTTTGGAGAGCCATTAGTTTTTATATTATAAACAAGTGTAGTTTTTCTGGATTAACTGAAAGTTCTTCTTTTTCTCCACAAGCTTCTGATTCCAATTTTTCTATGAGAGGAATTGATAAGTTGCCTGGTTATTCTAATATAATTAGAAATTGGAGGATAAGCAATTATTCATATGATTATCTTCTTAATGAACAAGATAGTACTTTTGTGTATCTTGATCCTCCTTATGACATTAAAGATAATCTTTATGGTAAGAAAGGATCAATGCATAAAGAATTTGATCATGACAAGTTTGCTAACGATTGTTCTACCTGTTCTATGCCTCAGTTAGTGAGTTATAATTCGGATCAACTTGTTAGAGATAGATTTACTGATTCTAAATGGAATGCTGCTGAATTTGATCTCACTTATACTATGAGATCTGTTGGAGAATATATGCGAGAACAACAAAAACGCAAAGAACTATTACTTTTTAATTATGGAATTGAAGGATTGGTTGAACAGTATCAATCAGACAAAGAAACATCTAATTGAAGAAGATCCCTCTACCGAGAAGGAATATCCTCCTTATATTATTAATCGTTGTTTTTCTGGTCACATTGATACTATCATCTTCGCAAATGAAATGAATAAGTATCACTTTCTTCCTAAGAAACTTCAATATGATTTTCTTATAAATATCGTTAGGAAAAAGAAGAGATTTTCTCCCTGGATCCGACAAGATAAGATCAAAGATCTTGATTATGTCAAACGTTATTATGGATATAGTAATGAAAAGGCAAAGCAGGCTTTGAAAATTCTTACCCAAGAACAACTTAATTTTATTAAATCAAAATTTGATACTGGAGGAAAAAGATGAGTGTGGTTCAAGAAACTGAGGTAAAATGGTCGCCTGATCAAATGGTAGAAGTGATTCTGAATGAACCAGATGATTTTCTAAAAGTTCGTGAAACATTAACAAGAATTGGTGTTGCATCAAGAAAGGAGAAAAAAATCTATCAAAGTTGTCATATTCTGCACAAGCAAGGTAGATATTTTTTAGTCCATTTTAAAGAATTGTTTGCTTTAGATGGTAAATATGCAAATCTGACCCAGAATGATGTCCAACGTCGTAACCGTATTGCTCAACTGCTTGCTGATTGGGGGCTCATTGGTATTGTAGATGTGTCTAAAATTCAAGATATTGCTCCTCTGAATCAGATTAAAGTTCTTGCATATAAAGATAAATCCGATTGGATATTAGAGACAAAATATAATATTGGATCTAAGAAAAAAAAGGTTGAAGAAACCGAATAAAAAATTACGGGGTTCTACACCCCGTTTTTTATGACTTGTGTTAATATATACTTATGGATGCCGTAAGGGTCCACAAAATACAAACTCGCTTTTTAAGGAGCTACAATAATGACTAACCTCACAAGGTATACTGCTGCAGATCTTCCTGCGCTCATGGATCGTATAAATAAGAATAGCATCGGTATGGATGAATACTTTGATCGTCTGTTTAATCTGCATGAAACGACGAAAAACTATCCACCATACAATTTAGTTCAAGTTAGTAACGTAGAATCTAGACTTGAACTAGCACTAGCAGGATTCAAAAAGAAAGAAGTCAATGTCTACACACAAGATGGTAAACTCTTTGTCGAAGGACAAAAAGAGGACAAAGAAACTGGAACAGATTACATCCATAGAGGAGTGGCTCAAAGATCTTTCACTAGAGCATGGACCCTCAGTGACGAGACGGAAGTTAGATCAGTTAGCTTTGAGGATGGGCTTCTGAGTGTAACTCTCGGTAGAATTGTACCTGATCATCATAAAAGAAAGGATTGGTTCTGATATCCTCACTAAATTCTGCTATCTGGGTCTTTGATAAATAAAATTGAATATCGTCGTCGCAGACGGAGGGGTAACTGGCACAATCCAGTTGACACCCCTCCTTTTTATTGCTAAGATGCATATATACTACTAGTCTTTATTGATAAAAAATGTCCGTTAAGTTGATTTTGCTCAAATCTGGTGAAACTGTTATCAGTGATATTAAAGAAGTTCAAAAAGAAGATGAACTATTTGGATATCTTTTCACAAATCCACAACGAGTTACTTACGAATCTCCCGTTCTTAATGAAGCAGAAAAAGAAAGTGTTGTGAATGTTTCTCTTTCACGATGGATGATTCTTTCAAAAGATACTCAAATGATCATTCCTTTTGATTGGGTCGTAACAATTGTAGATCCCGTAGAATCATTGGTGAAAATGTATGAACCTCTGAATCAAACCGAAGGTGAGGAATGAAATGGAAGCAACAATTAAGTGTTTGATTCTTAGAGAAAATTGTGCTATTGTATCTCAGGTTGAAGAAGTTGATGTTGAACTTGGTGAACCTAATTGTAAACTGATAAAACCATGTGAAGTCCATAAAAATGGAGATAGTATTTACTTAACACCATGGTTATCAGAATATACATCTCAAGACACTATGTTGATTAGTTCTGATAGTGTTTTAACAATTATTGATCCCAACAAAGACATTTTAACAAAATATATTGATATTATTTCCTAATGCGTTTTTATACTAATGTTCAAATGGTCGGAGATCACTTCTTGGTCCGAGGTTATGAAAATGGAAAACATTTTGCAACCCGAGAGAAGTTTTTTCCGACTCTTTTTGTGCCTTCCAATAAGCAAACAGAATATACAACTTTGAATGGTGAGTACGTTGATCCAATTAATCCTGGAACTGTAAGAGAGACTCGTGAATTCATTAAAAAATATGATGGGGTTGAAAATTTTAAAGTTTATGGAAATACAGGATACATTTATCAGTACATTTCTGAAATGTATCCAGAAGATGAAATTAAATTTGATATTAGTAAAATTAAAGTAGTAACCCTCGACATTGAGGTTGCATCAGAGAATGGATTCCCTGATGTGGAATCTGCTGCTGAAGAGGTGTTGTTGATTACAATTCAGGATTATGCTACGAAGCAGATCAGAACCTGGGGTCTTGGACCTTTTAATAATAAGCAACAAAATGTTACTTACAAAGGATTTAGAACTGAATATGAATTGCTGAATGACTTTATCAATTGGTGGATGATTGAGGGAAATACTCCCGAAGTTATTACTGGGTGGAATAGTAAACTTTATGATATTCCATATCTTGTTCGTAGAATTGAACGCATTCTTGGCGAGAAACTTATGAAAAGAATTTCTCCATGGGGATTGATTACAGAGCAGGAGGTTTATATTTCTGGTCGTAAAAATATTTCATACGATGTTGGTGGAGTTTCTCAACTCGACTATTTGGATCTTTATAAGAAGTTTACTTATAAAGCGCAGGAATCTTATCGTTTGGACTACATTGCGAGTGTAGAACTTGGACAGAAAAAACTGGATCACTCCGAGTTTGATACATTTAAAGATTTTTATACAAAGGGGTGGCAAAAATTTGTAGAGTACAATATCATTGACGTGGAACTTGTTGACCGCATGGAAGACAAAATGAAACTCATTGATTTGGCATTAACTCTTGCATATGACGCAAAAGCTAATTATGAAGATGTGTTTTCACAAGTGCGAATGTGGGATACTATCATTTATAACTATTTAAAGGATAGAAAAATTGCTATCCCACCAAAAGTACGTTCTGATAAAGACTCCAAATATGCGGGAGCGTATGTCAAGGAACCGATTCCAGGAAAGTATGATTGGGTTGTTAGTTTTGACCTTAACAGCCTGTATCCTCATCTCATTATGCAGTACAACATCTCGCCAGAGACTTTACAGGATATCAGACATCCAAGTGCTACCGTTGATAAGATACTTAATGAAGAACTGACTTTTGAGATGTATAAGGACAACGCGGTATGTGCCAATGGTGCCATGTATCGGAAGGATGTTCGTGGATTTCTGCCAGAACTGATGGAAAAGATTTATAAAGATAGAACTATCTTTAAAAAGAAAATGCTTCAGGCAAAGCAAGATTATGAAAAAAATCCATCTAAAGCACTCGAAAAAGAAATTTCTCGATGCAATAATATCCAGATGGCGCGTAAGATTCAACTGAACTCTGCCTATGGTGCTATTGGTAATCAGTATTTTCGATATTTTAAACTTGCTAATGCTGAAGCAATTACTCTTTCTGGGCAGGTTTCAATCCGCTGGATTGAGAACAGGATGAATGGATATCTAAATAAGATTTTGCAAACGGATGGTGAGGATTATGTCATTGCATCTGACACCGATTCAATCTATCTTAATATGGGACCTCTTGTTGATAAATTTCTTAGTAACAAGTCTGGTGATAAAACAGCAGTTGTTTCGCTACTTGATAAGATCTGTCAAGATAAGTTGGAACCATTCATCGAACAATCTTATCAGGAACTTGCGAATTATGTTCAGGCATATGAACAAAAAATGATCATGAAGCGTGAGAACATCGCAGAACGTGGTATCTGGACTGCTAAGAAGCGATACATTCTGAACGTATGGAATAGTGAGGGAGTTCAATATAATGAACCCAAACTCAAGATGATGGGTATTGAGGCAGTTAAATCATCTACTCCTGCACCATGTCGGAAGATGATTAAAGATGGACTCAAGTTGATGATGAATGGAACTGAAGATGACGTAATTAATTTTATTGATAAGTGTCGTCAAGAATTTAAAGAACTTCCACCAGAATCTATCGCTTTTCCAAGAACAGCTTCTGATATTCGTAAATACCATTCATCTTCTGATATCTATATAAAGGGTACTCCCATTCATTGTCGCGGAGCTTTATTGTTTAATCATTATATTAAGCAAAATAAGTTGGATAAAAAGTATTCATTAATTAACAATGGTGAGAAAATTAAATTTATCTATTTAAAAAAACCAAATATTATACAAGAGAATATTATCTCTTTTATTCAAGATTTTCCTAAAGAGCTTAATCTTGAACAATATATTGATTATGATCTACAATTTGAAAAAAGTTTTGTAGAACCACTTAAGGCAATACTTGATGCTATTGGGTGGAATATTGAGAAAAAAATTAACTTGGAGGAATTTTTCTTATGAATGATAAGTATGTAATTGATGATGGAGAATCAAAACAAGATAAATGGAATAGAGGACTTGATATTTTCATTGAATCGGTTCATAAACCAGATTCTGCACTTAGACAGTGTGCTCACAATCAAAGATGTTATCATGAGTTGATGGATGTTCGTAAAAATGTGCTAGAATACCTTAAGACCTTACGTTGGGAATAAATGGAACTTCCTATTACTGATAAAGAACTTGCTACGATCGTGAATGCTCTCCGTCTAGGTGGAGATACATCACTATATCAAAAGTTAAAGATTGTGAAAGAGATCCGTGAAGAAAACCCTGGTGGATCTTATAAAAAAATTCTAAGGGAGCAGTATGGCATGGTCGTCTAAAAAGAATCATTATTGGACTCCTAATGATTTGTCAGATAGTGAGTTGCAATGTTTGATGGACTCATTAAAAAGGAATGGTGATGAAACAAAACTTTATTGGAAGTTTTGGTGTTGGAAAATGAACTACAGAAACAAAGATTATGGACTTTCTTAAAGATATTGTAAAAGAAATTGGAGATGAGTATACAAAACTCGCATCAGATATTGATGAAACTGAAACTTATGTTGACACAGGTTCTTACATTTTTAATGGACTTGTTTCAGGGTCTATATTTGGTGGTGTATCTGGGAATAAGATTACTGCCATTGCTGGCGAGTCTAGCACTGGAAAAACTTTTTTCTCCCTTGCTGTCGTCAAGAACTTTTTGGATTCTAACCCTGATGGGTATTGCCTATATTTTGACACTGAAGCCGCTGTTAATAAGTCTCTACTCGCAAGTCGTGGGGTAGATCTTGAGAGGACTGTTGTTGTTAATGTTGTGACTGTTGAAGAGTTCCGTACCAAGGCACTCAAGGCAGTTGATATTTACTTAAAAAAACCTGAAGATGAGCGCAAACCCTGCATGTTTGTCTTAGACTCTCTAGGAATGCTTTCAACGGAAAAGGAAATTAATGATGCTCTGAATGATAAGCAGGTTCGTGACATGACGAAATCTCAACTTATCAAAGGTGCTTTCAGGATGTTGACATTGAAGTTGGGGCAGGCTAATATTCCTATGATTGTTACCAACCACACCTACGATGTCATTGGTGCTTACGTTCCTACTAAAGAGATGGGCGGTGGTTCTGGTCTTAAGTATGCTGCCAGTACCATCATTTATCTCAGCAAGAAAAAAGAAAAAGACGGAACAGAAATTGTCGGAAATCTTATTAAGGCAAAGACTGCTAAGTCGCGTTTAAGCAAGGAGAACAAGGATGTTACGGTGCGTCTTTATTACGATGAGCGTGGTCTTGATCGATATTATGGTCTTCTTGAACTTGGTGAGATTGGCGGACTTTGGAAAAACGTTGCTGGTAGATATGAAATAGATGGTAAAAAAATCTATGCAAAACAAATCTTGAAAGATCCAGAAACATATTTCACTGAAGAAGTGATGTTAAAACTTGATGAGATTGCAAAAAACGAATTCTCTTATGGAACGAATTGAGACTACTATTCTCAAAAATTTAATACACAATGAGGAATATTCTCGTAAAGTTATTCCATTTATTGAACCATCATATTTTGAACAACGATCTGAAAAAGTGATCTTTGAGGAGATTACTCAGTTCATTGTTAAGTATGGATCTGCAATTACAACCGAAGCATTAAATATTGAGGTTGAGAATAGAACAGATCTAAACGAGACTGAAATTAAAGAGACTAGAGATGTTTGTAATTCTTTCAATGACTCTCCTGTAGATCATCAATGGCTGCTAGATACTACTGAGAAGTGGTGCCGTGATCGTGCGATTTATCTTGCTTTGATGGAATCTATCAGCATTGCTGATGGGCAAGATGATAAAAAGAATCGGGATGCAATTCCAAGCATTCTTTCAGATGCTCTGGCAGTATCTTTTGACAACCATATTGGTCATGACTATCTAAATGATTATGAAGCAAGATACGATTCTTACCACAGGAAAGAAGACCGTATTCCTTTTGATCTTGAGTATTTCAACAAGATTACGAAAGGTGGTCTTCCTAACAAGACTCTTAATGTCGCTCTTGCTGGGACAGGTGTCGGTAAGTCTTTGTTCATGTGCCATATGGCTAGCTCCGTTTTGCTTAGTGGACGTAACGTGCTATACATTACAATGGAGATGGCAGAAGAGAAAATTGCTGAGCGTATTGATGCAAACTTGCTCAACGTACCCATTCAAGATCTTACTGATCTTCCCAGGTCTTCGTTTGAAAACAAAGTAACTAAGTTAGCAGCAAAGACTCAAGGAACTCTTATAATTAAAGAGTATCCGACTGCTAGCGCACACAGTGGACACTTTAAGGCACTTCTTAATGAACTTGCACTTAAGAAGTCATTTAGACCTGATATTATTTTCATTGATTACCTTAATATATGTGCTTCCTCCCGCTATAGGCAGAACGGCTCTATCAATTCATATAGCTATATTAAATCTATTGCAGAGGAGCTTAGAGGGTTGGCTGTCGAAGCCGAGGTCCCTATCGTATCTGCCACCCAGACCACTCGTTCTGGTTATGG